ATCTGTGTCCGCACCTGTACCCATACTAATAGTATTACTAAATAGTGTTGAAAGGGGTCCACCATCACCTGCTGTAGTGCCGTCATGTGTATGCCCAGTAGATACATGAAAAGCTGCCAATATCTGGTTAAACTCATCGTTACTATGAGCTGCTGTTATTGTATCTCCTGTGGTAAAGGTTGATTGTCTTGCTGAATAGCCTGCCATTGTTTATCTCCTACCTGCTGCTGCAAATTCTAAACTAAATCCTTTTAATGAATAAGGGCTACATGTTTCTGTAGCTGAATCTGTAAATTGTAATGCTACTGCAAAACCAGAACCTACTATAGGTTGTCTTACTAATACAAACTCTGATCCTCCATACGTTGCTGTTCCGTAAAGAGCACTACCATATACGGCTGCACCTTCCTGTGCTCCTGCTATTGATATGCTGTTTGGATTTAAAACATCATCAGAGCCATAATCATACTCTAAACCTAGATTGGTATCTAATGATCCTTCTGGTCTATAGTTTAATATTGCTCTATGAAATCTTTTTCTAATACCTGGGTCTCCCATAGTCCAGTGTGCTGATTTATATCTTCCTTTTATTGTAAGGGTAGAATCTGCTGCATTAGTAAATGTACTTCCTGTTTCTTGTTTATATATGTACCCATCATATCCTCCATGCACTGTAGTTTCTACATTAGATATATAGCCACTATCTGCACAGTTAGGTTTCATTCCTTTTATTTCTGAAAACTCCCATCTATCACCTCTCCACACAGCTATAACACCTTTACTTTCTGTTTCTGCCGAACTATTAGAAAAGAAAATTCTGTACTGTGTTTTAGCTCTTATAACTACGGATGTTATAGTATTTGCTGCATCAGTATAATTTAATTCTGTAAATCTTCTTTGTACTGGTCTAGATATTACTCCTAACTCTACATCACCAATTTTTTCTGTACCTGCAACTGTTCTTAAACCATCTGCAGATAGAAAAATAATATCACCACCTACTTCTTGTATACTCTGTGGGGCAACACAACCTACGTTAGTTGTTACTGGTTGCATTTGAAAATCTGCTATGCTATTTCCTACTAGCCTAAATATTGCATTAGTACAAAATATGTAAAGCTGCTCTCTAAATACTTTTAATCCTACTATATCACTAGTTACTGATATAGAACCTGCACCTTTAGCGGCACTAAACTCTCCTTCTGCATACGGAGCAGAAAATATTATTTTTTGAGGTGTAGCAGACATACCTGCATAGAAGGCATGATTTTTAAATATCTTTACATATTTAGGGTTAGCAGGTGCTCCTGTACCACTAATATCTGTTACTGAACTATTGTCGTAAGAGGATGCATTGTTAGCACCATCAGCCCATATTATTTTTTCTGTACCACTCATATTGTAAACATCAAAATCATATCTGCCTGCACTAGTTCTGCCTGTATCTATAGAACTTACAGCACCAGTACTACCTAGTTTAAATACTTCTGTACCTCTAGCTGCTATAACCTTATCTTTATAGATAGCAGACATAAGTATAGCACCTGTAGTACTTCCAGATGTAACTTCATTTGTATTAAATTTAGCAAAACCATTTATTCTTCTGTAACCACCACCTATATCTGGTTCAAAGTTTGTCAATTCTAAAGCTTCTCCTGGTTGCATTTCAAACATAGACTTGTTCAATACAAGACCACCTACTAAATCAACTACATATGGGTTCAACATATCTGCCATTAGACTGCAAACATGTAATTTTTACGGTTAAGCAAATCGGTTCTCATTCTTTGTAAGCCAAAGCTGTACTCTTGTAAGTATACTTGTGCTAATTGTGGGTCAGAACGTGTAAGTAAAGTATAGTAAGCTGCCCTTTTTACTATAAGGTCGTGGTAACGAGTTGGTAAACTAGGCGTATCGCTTGAAGCAGATAAGTCTGTAGGGGCAGTATAATAATCATACTCCACTGTATAAGAACTTTTATCTGGAACAGGTGATACCCCAAACGTAATTGCTGTAGCAGAACTAGTAGTCCTGTATACACAATCAGGCTCTGCAAAATGGTCTGGGTTTTGATGTTTGTCAGTATTGGCAACACGTTGTCTCCATTCATCCTCATTTAAATATTTTAAGCTTTTAGGATGAAAATTTTCTTTTACGCTTACGTTATCTACAAGTACCGTGGAAGATGCTGTAGAATTTTTTATTGTTAAAAAATGTTGTGTAGCAGATGCTTCAAAAGTAAAGTTGTGATAACTTAAATCACCTTCATCATTTGATCCACCTGCAGATGTATATGTGCCTGTCACTACGTCAGTAGCTAGTGCACTTGTACCTACAGAAACGTCAAGGCTAGGGCTAATAGCTGTACCAGATTCGCTAGCATTTTTCATAGCAAATGATACCATGTATTGCCTACCCCTAGTTAAAGACACTGCTTGGTAAACTGCAGATGTTCCTGAGCCTGCTGCTAAAGATAATGAACCTGAAGAATATGTTGCTGAACCAGTACCAGAACTTGATTCTGTCCAATTAGTTATATTACTTGTAAATTCACCATTAGTTATAAGTTCTGTAGGTAGTAGGATAAAACTATCCCAATCTATTGTGTTAGCTGCTGTCGGTGCGGTATATTCTGATATACCTGCTGTTAGTGCAGATGTGCCTGAAGCTATTAGATAAGACCATTCTACCTCAGAAGTAGCTATATCTCTTATAGACTTATTTATGTTTTCTTTTACTGTATTCTGTATTCCTACAGTAGCTGATGCCGAAGTTAAATCTACAGATGTAGCTAATGTAGGTTCGTTTAATTCTACTAATACTTTGTTTACTAATGAAAGAAATGATGCCATGTTTTGCCTATGATAATAGAGGATTATAAACTAGTTCTACGCCTACTACAGCGTTTATTCTATCTGCATTACCTGCAGTTACTGTTATTTTATCTCCTGAGTCTAAAACTATATATAGATTTGTAAAATCTTCGTGAGCATCCCCTGCTAAACCCAAATTACCACACAATGCATAATACGTAGTTTCTGAAGAATCATACCACTCTAACTTACCTGATGAAGTTGAATTTGATGTATTTGCTAAAGTAGCGTATCTTAAAATTCCTTTAAAATTATTAGGGCACTCATAGATATCTGTCCTATCTGTAGTCGATGGTGCAACCCCTGCAGATACAAAAGTATTAGGAAGAGTTACATCAGTCATAATTAATCGTTTGACTTTTTAGTTTCTATTGAAATTATTACTTCTTGCTCTTTAGGTATATCTGCAGAAATATTAATTGCACTTGCTGCACATCCTGTGATGCTAAAACCTAATAAAGCTATTATAAATATGTTTTTCATCGTATTTCCTGTAAAAAGTGGGGAGAATTAACCCCCCACCTTAGTTGGTTATTCAGCGAATGTATCGCCTGTTTCATCATCACCTTGACCATTAATGTCAGCAATAAGAGCCCATACTCGGACTTTAGAGTTAACGTCTGCAGTAGCAACAGTTACATCTAGTGTATCTGCTGCTGCATAAGTAACAGCGAGTTCAGCAAGAGCATCTCCAGAAGTCATTTGACCTGCAGCAGTTTGAACAGCAGCAGCAACATAAGTTACTGTACCGTCTCCTAATGCAAGTGTACCTGTTCCAGTACCTGCAGTAATAACATCAATACCTGCACTCATTACTATAGAGTTAGCAGGAAGGTTGATCGCTTGGTAAACATCACCACTTGTTAAAGCGGTAGATGTACCATCAATAACGGTTGACTGTACGTAAGTCTTAGCTACAGCATTACCTGCAACGTGTCCTGTAGTACCTGTACCGCCTGTTTTAGTTAAAGTAACCATTAGTTATCCTCCTTCTAATCTATTTTAACGAAGGCTTTTGCAATGGATTCAGTTCTTAGAACTTTTCTTCCATATACATGTAAGCCTCGAACAATATCAGCGAAAGATTCAGTATCCCTTACAACTTCAGTTTTAGCAATCTGTGAAGCAGTAGATACACCACCTTGGTGTCCTGCTAACACTTGATAAACGTCAGAAGTACTAGCAGAAGGCATATTATTTGACTTATAAAGTCTAAAGCCGTTTACTAGTTGTGGAACTACTAAGCCATTTCTAATTTGTGAACTACCTTCGTTTAAGAAGTTAGCATCAACTAATTTTGAGCTTGTTTGTTGTAGTTGTTCAAAGAAAATCGGAGCAGCAACAGCCCAACGGTTGTCCGTAGGAACGTTTCCGTCATCTAAGAGTCTTCCTAGACGAGCAAGTACGTTAATAGGGTCAACTTCATCAGTATCAAAACCAGTGTCGATTGAGTTTGTTGCGTGGTCCGCACCATATGTGTTAGTTGAAGTAACACTTGAAGCGATGTTTGAGAGAACCTCTGCATCATAGCTGTCTTTAAGTGCATATGCACCTGCTGACGTTGCTAATGTTTCAAAGTTAACATGTCCTTGTCTCTCTTCAATATCGTCTACTTTAAAAGCAAATGCGTTAGCTTTATCAATAGTTAATTGAATTTCATCATCTGCTAGGTCTTGCGTATTAACTGCAGCACCTCTTGCATATGAAGAGACAGAGATTGTTGGTTCTTTTATTATTCTTACAGTATCGCCAAAGTTTTCAATTTCTCCTGTATAGTCAGTGTTGGTAATATCCTCAACAACTGAAGCTTTACGGAAGAATTTAAGAACTTTTTGACTGTAAATCTCAGGTAAAAAATTACCTGAAGGCAAGTTAGTATAACCTGCTGAACTTGAGATAGCCATAATCTATATCCTTGTTAGTTAAAAAGTTAATAAACTAACGGATTCTGCCCTCTCTTCTTGCTAAGTCGATTTCTTTTTCGTACTTTTCAAATTCGTGAGGTTTCATCCGTCTGATTTCCTCAGAAGTCCACTCTTTCTTGCCTTTACTAGGTTCCGCTTTCTTTTTAGTTGGAACATATTCAGCAGCAGAAGTGTCCTTCCGTTTTGATGTACGATTAATACCTTTATCGGCTTTATATAAGTCTAGTACCCTAGAAGCCCATTTTGCATCTGTGTTATTCTTAAGAACTCCATCTGCAATGGATGGTGGTTGATCTTCTAACCAGTTAATAAAATCTTCATCTGATTTAATAGTCATAAAGTCTGGATGTAATCTTAAAAGTTCTTGTTCAGCTTTCTGTTTAGTTAGCTGTACTCTTTCTTTTTTAAGTTCTTCAACTTCTGACTGCAGAGATTTAGTCTTATTATCTGCTTGAGAATATGCCACCGTTTCTATAACGTTATAAACATCTGGATATTCCTCTTTGAACTTTTCTAGTTCTTCAGGGGTTTTAGGTGGTTTATAATTAATTCCACCATCTGATGCTTGTTTTGCCAAGCTTAAAAGTTCTTGTTCTTTTCCTTTAAACTCTTCTATTTTAGCGTCATAGTGTCTTTTTAAATCATCATACCTTTTCTTATAGTCATGTTCAGGTTCTGTTGATTCGGTCTTCTCTACAAAACTAGTTTCTGATTTTGCCTGCGGAGTAGCCTCTTGCTGAGTATCCTCTTCTGTGGTGTCCGCTTCTGGTTCATCTTCTAGTTCTTGTCTGTAAGCTCCTTGATATGGAACTGGTTCTAGGTCTTCTTTTTCCTTTTGGTTTTCTTCGTTCATCTGTACCTCAATGGGGGCTGTTTGCTGCAGGTAGCCCATATTAGTTATTAAAGTGATAGGGTTGCTTTCGCAAGTAGCTATCGGTTAAATGTTGGTCTTATCACCAACTGACATAAGACCCCTATTGTTCATATTCTCTAGAACATTGGAGCCTATATATTCTGTTAATTTCTTAGGTATAATGTATTCACCGTTGTGTACATTTACTGGTACTTTACCACCAGATTTAAGATTTGTGCCTGCTTCATTAGCTGCTCTTTGAACCATTCTTTCTATTGTATCCTTGCCGTAAAGGTTTACAGCAGGTTGAGAAAGTACAAAATCTCCCTCTTTTAAAGTCATTGGAACGTCATCTGCTCTTGCAGACGGTGGAGCTTTGCCTTTTTTGTTGACAAGTCCGTAATTCTTTGCTTGGTTACTATTATACAACACTTTTTGATTTCTGTCAAGTATTTTTCCGCCATCTTGCA